TGCAGCATTTCATTGAGCATGGTATGCTGGTGGTCAAATGATTAAACTTACACTTCCCTGGCCACCTAGTACAAACCATTCTCACCATTACGGAGGCAAGCGCAAGTTCTTAAGCAAGCCTACGCAGAAGTTTAGGGAGGATGTGCAGGACATAGTTGTAGATGCTAAGGCTAAGATAGATGGAAGGCTGGCCGTGTTCTATGCTTTCTATCCACCAGATCGCAGACGCAGAGATATAGCTAACTATGAAAAGCAGGCCACAGACGCACTACAGGCTGCTGGGTTGTTCTTAGATGACGAGCAGATAGACTTTATATGGCTAGTGCGTAGGGATGTGATTAAGGGCGGTATGTGCAAGGTAGTTATTGTTGAGTACAAAGATGTACACCAAATGCTAGAAAAATACGAGGATTACATTTAATGGAAATAGGTAGAGTAATATATTACTTAGATATGTGGCGTGAGTACATGAAGTCAGATAACAATAGGCTAGGTTATAAGTCTAAGTCTTCTGGCTTTCACACAGGCGGTGTACATTCGTTTGATGACATAGCTGACGAGGTTGATAACCATTCTGTTAGGGTAGTAGACAAGGTGATAGACGATCTGCCAGCGTTTCAGCGTAATGCTATCTACGTAATCTATTTGGGACAAAAGACCATGATGGATATGAAGGTGTTAGACCGCTATTACGACAATGCAATGGTGATGTTGCAACAAAAGCTAACAGAAAAGAACCTATACTAAAATGTGTCTTGACAAAAGCCCATTTTTATGATACCATTCGTCTTGCAGGTATAGTTGCGTCTATAGGATTCATATACCAAGCTTTAACCTAATCTCCGTTGGGTTCGGACTCTCCTAAAAGCTGAGTCCATTTTTTTGGGTGAAAGCTATGCAAGTAACCCATCTATTCAAGGATATCTATATGCCATATACACCATCACAGCACAGACTGTTTCAAGCAGCTGCTCATGATGCGTCTATAGCAAAGCGTGTAGGTATCCCACAAGACAAGGCAGCAATGATGGCTTCAGAGGGTGTAAAGAAAGACCCTAAGAAGTTAGCACTCGCTCTCATGAAATAATAATTTATTCAATAACATATAGGTTGACTTAAATGGCTAATACCAAGAACACTCTTGGAGGAGCGCCTAAAGGTAATCAGAACGCTGTAAAAGGCAAGATGTGGTCTGACGCTCTCCGAAAAGAAATCATACAAGGTGAACACCTCGCCCAGCTTGTTAAATCACTAATAGACAAAGCATTAGATGGTGACATGGCAGCGTTAAAAGAGATCGGTGATAGGTTAGAAGGCAGACCTGTTCAATCCGTTGAGCAGACAACACAGCTATCCGCAGACATTGAAGTCTACGCATGGCAAGAATAATACCTTATAAGCCTAGGGAAGCGTTCCAACCATTACACACTAGCAACAAGCGATGGAAGGTAGTAGTAGCTCATCGTAGGGCAGGCAAGACAGTAGCATGCGTTAACCAGCTCATTAAAGAAGCTGTGATGACTAAGCGCCCTGACTTTCGTGCAGCATACATAGCGCCTTTCTATAAGCAAGCTAAGTCTGTAGCCTGGGACTACTTTAAATACTTCACTAGGGTAATTGATGGCATCGTCATTAATGAGTCAGAGCTACGCATTGATTTTAAGAACGGTGCAAGGATTCAGCTTTTTGGTGCTGATAATGCTGACAGCCTTCGTGGTCTTTACCTTGATAGCATTGTGTGTGACGAGTATGGGGATTGGCGCGCTAATGTATTCCAGTACATCATCCGTCCTGCATTGGCTGATCGCCAAGGTAAAGCGGTAATAATCGGTACGCCTAAGGGTAGAAACAGTTTCTGGGAAACCTACGACAGAGCAGTACACTCCGATGAGTGGCTGGCCCTAAAGATAACAGTAGACGATTCAGGCATATTGCCAGAGTCTGAGATTGCGTCACTTAAGTCTGAACTATCTGAGGATGCTTGGCGTCAAGAGATGGAGTGTGACTTTGATGCTGCGTTACCAGGTGCTATATGGGGTCGTGAGTTATACCAAGCAGAACAAGATGGACGCATAACTGGCGTAGAGTATGATGAGTTTGCTCCTGTGTTTACAGCATGGGACTTAGGTTACTCAGATGACACAGCGGTGTTCTTCTATCAAGTAGTGCAAGGCGAAGTACACTTTATTGACTATTATGCTGCTAGTGGTAAGTCTATTGATCACTATGCTGCACATATACTAAGCAAACCTTATAAGTACAGAACGCACTTCTTACCACACGATGCTAGAGCTAAGACTTTAGCCTCTGGTGGTAAATCAGTCATTGAGATGTTGGCCGAACACTTAACCATACAGAAGATGGCAATTACACCTAGCCTATCACTACATGATGGCATACAGGCGGTAAGACAAATGATGCCTAAAGCATGGTTTGATAAAGAGCGTTGCTATGATGGCCTAGAAGCTCTCAAGCAATACCAGCGTGAATGGGATGATGACAAGAAGATGTTTAGAGATAAACCTAGGCACGATTGGACATCTCATGCTGCTGATGCTATGCGTTATGCTGCTATCAACTGGCGTGAAGAACACAAGCCTGTGATAGAAGACAAGCCAATACGAGGCATTATGGTCGGACAGACCGATGTCACACTTGATGAACTATGGGCTATGCAGCCTAAACAACCTAAAAGGATTTAAACATGAACTCAGTAATTACTGGCGGTTACAAGCAAATTACAGCAACAGGCAATGTAGCTCCTATCGCTTCTGACTTGTTAGGTATATTCGTATCTGCTGCGTCAGGTACACCTACAATCACAGTATACGATTCAGCTACTACAACAACCACAGCACCTATCGTGTCTGTGTTTACACCAGCAGCTGCTACCTATTACCCAATCCCTGCATCTGCTAGTTCTGGTATCTATGTTGTTATTAGCGGTACTGTAAGCGCAACTGTATTCTTCGGTTAAGGATAACTCATGGCTAAGGTTTCGCAAATAATGTCAGAGGTACAAACATACCTTGATATGTTTAGCCAGTATGACAAGGAGTTTGCTAAGTGGGAAGGTCGTGTAGAGAAGATTCTCAAACGCTACCGTGATGATCGTACAACAACTACGGCTCAATCTCACTACAACATCTTGTGGGCTAATGTACAGACACTAAAGGCTGCAACCTTTAGCCGTATGCCTCGTCCTGATGTATCACGTAGACACAAGGACAGCGATCCTGTATCACGTGTTGCGTCTATGTTGCTAGAACGTGCCTTAGACTTTGAGGTAAGCAATACAGAGGACTTCTATCACTCACTTAACTCATGCGTCTATGACCGTTTCTTAGGTGGTCGTGGTACATCATGGATACGTTACGAGCCTATCATTGAAACAGATGACACCTTCGTGTCTGAAGATGAGCTAGACAGCGACTCTGTATCTGAATACCTAGACATTGAGCAAACACCAGTAGACTATGTGCATTGGCGTGACTTTGGTCATAACTCTGCCAGGACATGGGACGAGGTGTCTTGTGTATGGCGTAAAGTCTACATGACTCGCCAAATGCTTAAAGAGCGCTTCCCTGAAGACAAGTTTGATGACTTGTGGAAAAGAATACCGTTAGACGCTTCACCTGATGAGCCTCGCACTAAGATGACTGAGGGTGTCACTAAGCGTGGTCTAATCTACGAGGTATGGGATAAAGAAGAGAAGTGCGTCTATTGGATTAGTAAATCCATGGGCAAGATACTAGACAAACGTGAAGACCCATTACAGCTAGAAGAGTTCTTCCCATGCCCAGAGCCTATATTCTCTACGCTCACCAATGAATCACTTGTACCAGTTCCTGACTTCACTCTGTACCAAGACCAGGCTAATGAGCTAGACACGTTATCAGACCGTATCAAGGGTCTAGTAGATGCGCTTAAGGTTCGTGGCTTCTATGACGCTGCAAATGCTGACCTAGGCCGTCTATTCACAGAGGGTGACAACAATACACTTATCCCTGTTAAGAACTACTCTGCCTTTGCTGAAAAAGGTGGCATGGGTGGTTCTGTAGAGTTCGTTGACCTAACCCCTATTGCTAACGCATTGAATGTAGCTTATCAAGCTATGGGCCAAGTCAAACAACAAATCTACGACATCACAGGTATCTCTGACATTGTTCGTGGTGCAAGTAACGCTAACGAAACAGCTACTGCTCAACAAATCAAGGGCCAGTACGCTACATTGCGTCTTAAGACTTACCAAGACGAGGTTGCTAGGTTTGCCTCACAGATACTTAAGATTAAAGCACAAATCATTTGCCAACACTTTCAACCTGAAACCATCGTTAAGATCGGTGGTGCTGAGTTGCTAAGTCCAGCAGACCAACAGTTAGTGCCTCAAGCTATTGAGTTGCTAAAAGACAATCCTATGCGCTCATTCCGTATTGAGATTGCTACTGACTCTATGCTTTATGCTGACGAAACTCAAGAGAAACAAGATCGTGTAGAGTTCTTACAAGCTACTAGTGCATTTATTGAGAAGGCCATACAAGGCGCTCAAGCTGTACCTGACTTAACTCCATTGTTGATGGACTTGCTCAAGTTTGGTGTACAAGGCTTCCGTGTTGGACGTACACTAGAAGGTGAGTTTGATACATTCGCTGATGCAGAGAAAGAGAAACAAAAACAATTGGCAGCTAACCCACAACCACCAGCTCCAGATCCTGAGATGATTAAAGCCCAGGCTGAACAAGCTAAGATGCAGATGGAAGCTCAAATCAAGCAAATGGAGATGCAAGCTGAACAACAACGTGAGGCTCAACGTCTAGAGTTTGACAAGTACAAACTAGAGCTAGAGAACAACACCAAGGTGCTTATTGCTGAGATGTCTGCTAAGACAGACCTACACCTCAAGTCATTGGATATTAACGCTGCTAAAGAGCAGGAAACGCTTACAGAGATGACTCCTGAAGGTTACGAACAACCTACAAGCGCATTGTCTGAGTTGATTGCGTCTATTAATAACAATATGGCGATGATGGTTCAAACTCAACAACAACACAATCAAGATTTAGTGTTACAACAACAAGCAGCGCATGACAACCTTGTTGGTCAATTGACTAAACCTAAACAAGTTGTTCGTGGGCAAGATGGCAAAATTATAGGTGTGCAATGAGTTCCGATGCGTTGAAAGGTCTAGTGCAATCTATCAATGAAAGCATGCGTCACATGATGGATGCTCAACATGAAGGCCATAAGAACTTAATGCAACATCAAGCAATATCTCACATGAATTTAATTGAACGTCTTACACAGCCTAAGCAAGTGGTTCGTGATGAGAACGGTAAGATAATCGGAGTCAAATAATGGCGTTAGTCTTAAAAGACAGAGTATTAGAAAGCTCTACCTCTACAGGTACTGGCACGTTCACTTTAACTGGCGCACAGACAGGCTATCAATCATTTACTGCAATTGGTAATGGCAATACTACGTATTACACAATTCAAGGTAAGAACACAGATGGTACGCTAACAGGTGAATGGGAAGTTGGCGTAGGTACATGGTCAACAGGCAATACATTAAGCCGTGATACTGTACTAGAGTCATCTAACAGCAACAACCTTGTTGTATTCTCTGTTGGCGATAAAGACGTGTTCTGTGACTTACCTGCTGAGAAGGTATCGCCTACTGATGTGCTTGGTACTATGGCGTATCAAAATGCTAATGCCGTTAACATAACTGGTGGTATTGTAGATGTAGATGCTGGTACTGCTGCTCTTCCTACACTAGGTACAACTGGTGATCCTAATACAGGTATATTCTTCCCTGCCGCTGACACCATAGCTTTTACAATAGGTGGGAATGAATCTGCTCGTTTTAATTCTTCTGGTAATTTTGGTGTAGGAACAACCAATGCTAGCTTTTTAACTCAAATACAAGCATCTGCATCTGCTGGTGTAGGTGGGCAATTAAACTTAAGAAATAGCGCAGCACGTGCAATAGGAAATAGCTCAAGACTATCATTCTCTCCTAATTTAGATTATTCATCTACTTTTATTGGTGGATATATTGAAGGACTTGATACGACTGGAAGTGCTACAAATGACTGTGCTTTAGTATTTGGGTCTGGCTCTGGTGGCGCTCCAACAGAAAAGATGAGGTTAACTGCTTCAGGCAACCTAGGTCTAGGTACAACACCTAGTGCTTGGACTTCTAGCTGGAAAGCATTACAAACACCAGGATTGTCTTTGTCATCGCCAAACACAAGCTCATTCTATTTAGGTCAAAACTGGTTTCAAGGTTCTGGTGGCAATACATATATAAATTCAGCACCAGCAAGTTTATACGCTCAAATAAATGGCGCACACTCATGGTCTATTGCTCCATCAGGAACAGCAGGTAACCCAATAACATTTACACAAGCAATGACGCTTCATGCTAGTGGCGGTCTATCTCTAGGAAACACTACAGACCCTAGTGCTAATAACTTAAGCGTGACAGGTTTTACAAGCTCCGCATCATTTAGACCAACTAGTTCTACTGTACCTACTAACGGAGTGTATCTACCTGCTGTTAATGCAGTAGGGCTTGCTACGAATAGTACAAGAGCGGTATATATTGATAATAATCAAAATTTTAGTATAGGTACAATAAACCCAACTCAAAGATTTAGTATAACTGGAACAGCAGGGGGAGCGCCAACTTATGGGTCTATTGGGGATAATCAAGAAAGACTTATTTGGGGATACGCACATACATCAGGCGTTACAAGTAATATAGGGTCTGCGCAAGTTTTAGCGGATTCATCAGGGAACTTATTACTTTCTACTAGAACAAACAGTACATCCTCTATTGTGTTTTATACCAATAGCGCTACAACAGCGGTGCAGCAAGCAAAAATATTTGCTTCAGGTGGAATGTCAATAGGAAATAATACAGACCCTGGTGCTGCTAACCTATCTGTTTCAGGCATTGTAACTGCAAATAATGTCCGTAGTAATTCAGCTACGATAGCTAGCGCATCAACAATTACACCAACCTCAGATACTACAAACCAATACACAGTTACTGCGCTTGCAGTTCCAGCGACCATTGCAATACCATCAGGAACTCCAATTGATGGGCAAAAACTTTCAATAAGAATTAAAGATGATGGTACAGGTCGTGCGTTAACTTGGACTACTAGTGCAGGTGGATACAGGGTTATTGGTACAACACTTCCAACAACCACAACAGCATCTAAGGTTACTTATGTAGGCTGTGTTTATAACTCACAAGACTCATTCTGGGATGTCTTGGCTGTGGCAACTCAGGCATAGGTTATGATTAAAATAGAATTTGAGTTTGAAACACAATATGGCACTTATCGTGATGCGTTATATTTAGAAGAAAACCATACTTTCACAGAGCAAGAAGTAGACGCAATGAAACAACAGCGTGTAGATAATTGGATTGCTGTTATAGAAAATCCACCAGCAGAAGTTGAGAGTGAATAATGGCTGATAGATATTGGGTAGGTGGTACAGCCAGCTGGGATGGCACAGCAGGTCTTAAATGGTCAACTATGTCTGGCGGTATTGGTGGTGCATCAGTTCCTACTACTGCTGATGATGTCTTTTTTACAGTATTATCTATTGGCACTTGTACTATTGTTACTGGTAACACAGGTGCTAAATCAATAAACTGCACAGGCTTTACAGGAACTATTGCTGGAACTGGTAGTATTATAGTTGCTGGTAGCATTACACTTGTTTCTGGGATGACTTACACTCATACAGGGTCAGTCAACATTCAAGGTACAGGTACGATTACAACTGCTGGTAAAGCATTTAGCACATTAACAATTAATAATGTTGCAAGTACAGTAACACTTGGCGATGCTTTAAATATGAGTACAAGAACTTTAACTGTACAAACTGGTACTTTTAATACAGCAAATTATAGTATAACCGCAGGGGCTTTTAACGCAAATAATTCAAATGTAAGAACGGTTACGTTTGGGTCAAGCACTATAACTTTAGCAAATAATGCTGGATTAAATTTTGCAACATCAACAAATTTAACATTTAATGCTAATACATCACAAATAAATCTTAACGCTGCTAACCTATCATTGCAAGGGGGCGGTCAAACTTTTTATAACGTATCTTGTACAAGCACAGGGGCAGGAACACGCACAATAACAGGCGCAAATACTTTTAATCAAATATCAAGTGTATCAACTGTTGCTCATACAATTACTTTTAATGCTGACCAAACGATTGGCACATGGTTAATTACAGGTTCAGTAGGTAATGTAGTAACAGTAAGAAGTGATATAGCAGGAACTAGACGAACAATTAATTTAACAAATGTTACTAGTGGAATTGATTATTTAAGCGTTAAAGATATTGGTATTACCAATGCAAACAGATTTTATGTAGGTACAAATTCCACAGATGGCGGAAACAACTTAAATGTTTACTTTACTGCACCACCATCTGGTGGACAAGTAAGCAACTTTTTCTTTTTGTTTTAGGATAGATTATGACAACCACTACATGGTCAATAGATTGGCTACAAGCATCAACACAAGAGATTAATGGCTTTACAGAAGTAGTTTTATCTGCTGGCTGGAGATGCACAGGAGTTGATGGCGAGTTCTCAGCATCTGCATATGGCTCAGTATCTTTCCCACAGCCTGAAGAAGGTGGTGCATACACACCGTACGCTGATCTAACCGAAGAACAGGTATTGGGTTGGGTATGGGAGAACGGTGTAGATAAAGATGCAACAGAGGCTTCTGTAGCAGGACAGGTAGAGGCTTTAGTAAACCCTTCAACAT